CGCTGGAAGCCGCACACGCGGATTCACCTTGGGGATGCCATAGACCTCGCTTGTCTACGTGCGGGAGCAATTGGAACCGCAGACGATGCGGCAGACCCGGAGGGCGATCTCTCGGACGGGTTGACGTTCATTTCACGCTTTCGCCCGCAGGTTTATTTGCTCGGCAATCACGAAGCGCGGCTGACAACTCTTATGGAGTCGCCTCGGGCCATAGTGAGCGCGCTGGCGTGTCGGATTTACCAACAAATCACCGACCGGGCCAAGGAGCTCAAATGCGAAGTGGTTCCGTATAACTTTCAAAACGGTTGGCGACAGTACGGGGATGCATTGTTTGGCCACGGGTACATGATCAATGAGGCTAGCGTGAGAGATCACGCCGAGGCCGTTTGTGGGGCTACAGCTACAAAAGTGGTCATCGCACACCTCCACCGAGTCACACAGGCAGAGGGGCGCAATAGAGCGCACCCGACAGGATATTGCGTGGGGTGGCTGGGGCGCACAGAGGATCTGGGTTATTCGGCCCTGAGACGGGCAACGACAAGTTGGAGCCGAGGATTTTCTTGGGGAGAATATTGCGACAACGAAACAATAGTATGGCTGGCAAAAGAGACAAAAAATCAGACGTTCAAGCTCCCTCTGTGAGCTGGTTAGATCAACTCGCGCAGGAGCTTAATGTTCCATATGCTCCCGAGGGGTGGTACACCATCTCGGCCATCTCGGAAAAGCTAGATGTTGATCATCAGACAGTTAGGCGAATACTTTCCAAACGGAAATGCGAAAGCAAAATTTTCCGCTGTACCACGAAGAATGGAAAAACCATTCGGGTTCAGCATTTTAGGATGACCTAAAAAATAATTGAAAAAAAGTATTTTCAAGCGCAAGTGATTCGGCTTTAGTAAGCCGCGTCAAAGGGAATCAACCCGCGACGAACTTAAAAAAAATGAAAATGAAAAAGTACGAAATCCACGCTCGCCTTCCGCTAACAAACCAAGCCCGAAATGCCGGTGCAATCGGTCGAAAGTTTTGGTGGGTACTAGCGGAAATTGTTGAAGCTCCATCAGCTCGAGCAGCATGTGCAGTTCACCGCAAAAATGGGGCTTTTGCTTATGCCGACAAACTCAAAGCTGTCATCCGTTAAAATGAGTACATCACACTATGCATCCCGCCCGCCTCAAAACGACGTTGGCGCAGACACAATTCGCATTCCACTTGATGGGGTGCCAAAAAACGTTCGCAGGACTAACGCACAATTTCTTTTCTGCATTGGCATTTTGCTCCTAATGGCGGACGGGCTTGCCATGAAGTATTTCGCAGAAAACCTTTGGGAAGCGCTTATCATCGCGGTGCTTACCGTTCCACTTGCTTTACTGGTGATCTTTTGTGCGTTGGAGGCTCGGAAATGAACTACCGCCATTTTCAAAAAATCCGAGACAGAATCATTTTTTTGTCAGAGAAAGGCGAAAAAAATCAGGTTGTAGCCCGTCAAATGGGCCTAAAAACTTCCGAGGTCAACGCCATCCTTCAAGAGCACCGCTCCAAACGGGCAAAACCTGAGTTTGGCTTTGAGTTCTGCAAGCAGCTCGCCAAGGAGGCCGGGCTACTATGAGACGCCCAGCGATGAAAAGCATCGTCCTCCAAGACGCCTACCCCTCTCAGGCCGAGGGAGGCCTAGCGGGTGATATTTCGATCAGCTTGAAACGCGCTCTTGCAGCGTGGGATGAGCGTCGGTTTAATAACAAGCCAGTGCCAAGCTACGGAAGCGCATACGTGCGGGAGAAAGCCACCAAACGGGCTGAAGTGACATGGAACCCAACGCCGGCAAGTAAACCGCCGACAATCAAGGTTCCTCGCGCTCCAAGGCCGGCGAAAGTCAAAGAACCAGACCTGCCAGGGCTATCACGTGGCCAACGGTACCGCAATAAAATGACGCCAGAGCAACGGGAGACGCACCTGGCACGGCGTCGGGCAGAGTATCGAGCAAAGGCTGGGCCGCCAAAACAACGGCCAAAAATGGATCCAGACAAACGGCGCGAAAGCGTCAAACGCGCATGTCGCGCATTTAGAGCACGTAAAAAAGCTAAAAAAAATGAAAATCAGATCATCATCCCTTCCTAAGCTCGCAGTCTGTGGCCAGTTTGAAGGTGCCCAAGGCGAGCCTTCTGAGGCCGCTGCACGCGGGTTAAAATTAGACGCCGCGTTGCGTGCAGCGTGGACCACGGGAAACGTCCCCGAGCTTGATCAAACCGACGGTATTGCCGTTGCGTGGTCGTACGGCGTCCTTGACTTTTTGGCCCGATCCTATGAAGGTGCCGAGGCTGTTGTTTACCCCGTGGAAATGCGGGAGAAACGGTGCAAAATTTGGGTTCCGCTCATTGATTACACTGGAACCGCAGATGCGATTTGCGCCAAAGGGCGCTGGATTGCTGACCTTAAATCAGGGCAGATTCGGAACTACCGGGAACAGATGGCGGCCTATTGTCTCGGATTGATGACCGAACATTTGGAAATGGAGTGGACTTACCACCTCATTTTTTGCGACGCGGAACAGACCGTCAGCGAAACTCTGACATTTGCCCAGGCTCGCGACATTGTGCAGGGCGTGATCGACAACGTCGGCACAGCACCGACGCCGAATGATTACTGCGGATGGTGCGCTAAATCGTTGACGTGCTCGGCCCGAGTGACTGCTCTTGACGTGGTGGATACACGATTCGACGCGGTTCTTGCGGATCCTGACAAGCTCGGTTTGTTTTTAGACAAATGCCGCATTCTTGACGATTTCAGGGAGGCGGCGGCTGACAAGGCACGCGAAATCCTTGACGCAGGCGGAACCATCCCCGGATGGCGGCTGCAAAAAGGCCGCGTGTCGGAAGCCGTCGATGTGGCGACTCAACTTCAATTTTGCGACCCAGAGCAGCTTCTCGTAGCCCACGGGGCATTGAGCGCGAAAAAATTTCGGGAACTCGTTGGCGAAGGCATCGAATTTCCGATTGTTAGAAAAATCAGTAAACCTTCACTAGTAAAAACAAAATGAACGACACGCAATTAGTCCCCATCGGGGACATTCAAGAAATGGCAAACGCCATCAGCAAATCAAACTTCTTTGGGCTCAAAACCCCAGAGCAAGCGGCGGCTCTTATGCTTGTTGCACAGGCAGACGGATTGCACCCGGCGAAGGCCGCGACGCATTACCACATCATCCAGGGCAAACCTTCCCTGAGCGCAGACGCCATGCTTGCACGGTTTCAAGCCGCAGGCGGGCGTGTGCAGTGGCAGGCCTACGGAGATGACGCCGTGATTGGCACATTCACGCACACGGCAGGCGGATCGGTCACCATTCGGTGGGATCTCGAACGCGCCAAAAAAGCAGGGGTGGGAAATCTTCAAAAGTTTCCCGCCGCGATGATGCGTGCGCGCTGCATTTCGGAAGGGGTGCGGACGGTTTATCCCGGCGTGATTGTCGGGATGTATACGCCAGAGGAAGTCGCCACGTTTGCAGCACCCGTTGAGGAAGTGGTTCCGAAAGCGCGCGCATACATGGCATTTCACACGGCAACATCTCACCTTGAGTCGTGCGAAACTTTGGACGAATTAAAGCGGGTTTGGTTTGAAGTCGCCACCAATGTCGACCCTTCTGACCTTCCGCAACTCACCGAACTTAAAGACCTCAAAAAAGCTCAACTCTCCTAAACCATGGCCTACAAATTTAACATTCCCACCCTTCGCTATCCGTCACCCGGCGCGGGGGAATACATCGCAGAAGTTAAAACCGTTACGGGGAAAAACCGCGACGGGGAAAAACTTATTTCGCGCAACGGCGACCCAAAATTGTCCCTTGGCCTTCTGCTAGTGGGCAAAGACGGCTTGCTTTACGAGATGAGCGAATTTGTCACGCTTCCCACGTTAGACGACGAGGGGAACCCCGTACAGGATACGGGCGTCTACTTGCTCCGCAGGCTTTCGGAGATCCTCCGGGCGCTCGGGCACGATATGTCAGCGGGCGAATCGTTTGAAATCAACTCTGCCGCGTTTCTCGGGAGAACCGCGAAAATCACCATTGGCATCGGGCCTGAAGTGAATGGGAAAAGTTATCCACAGATTAAACTCTGGGAACTCAGCCCGCGCGCAGCTCAAGCAAGCGGGCAAAGAGACGACGAGATTCCGTTTTAACTGCAGGAGGGGCGCGCATTCCGATCACGCGCAAAATTTATGATTCTCAGAGATTATCAGCAAAGCGCGGTCGATAAAATCCGCGCAGCATACGCAAACGGGTTCAAGCGCCCGTTATTAGTCGCACCGACCGGGGCAGGGAAAACAGTCATTTTTTGCTACATCGCGCAGGGTGCAGCGGCACGCGGGAACCGTGTCACGATTTTAGTCCACAGGCAGGAGCTCGTTGATCAGACCTCGCGTTCCCTTGATGCTTACGGCGTCCCCCACGGGGTGATTGCAGGCGGACGCACCGATTCACGGGCGCATCTCGTACAGGTTGCCAGTGTGCAGACTCTGGCGCGGCGATTGCATAAATACGAACCGCCCCAGCTTGTCATCGTAGACGAAGCACACCACGCCATCGCGGGGACGTGGCGAACGGTTTTAGACCATTACGCTGACGCGCACGTTCTAGGGGTCACGGCGACTCCGCAACGATTGGATGGAAAAGGGCTCGGTTCCGTGTTCGACAAAATGATCATGGGGCCAAAGGTTGGCGAATTGATCAACCAGGGTTTTCTGAGTCGCCCCATTTATTGGAGCAAGCCGCTGATGGACGCATCTCAAGCGCGCATCACGATGGGCGATTACGCCATCCAAGATCTCGATGCCATGCTTACCAATGCAGTCATGGGAGACGCGGTCGTTGAATACAAACGGCGCGCCGATGGGCTCCCTGCGATTGCGTTTTGCCCTTCGATTTTAAAAGCTCAAGCGGTTGCCACTGCATTTCGGGCGGCAGGGTTTAACTGGGCAACGATTGATGGCACTTTAGACAAAGGCACCCGGCGCGATTTAGTTGAGCAACTCGGGGACGGGCGACTGCACGGGCTATCAGCCTGCGAGATTGTTTCCGAGGGGTTTGACCTTCCAGTGGTCACGGCGGCGATTTTACTCAGGCCGACAGCATCCCTTGCGATGCACCTTCAACAGGTCGGGCGAGTGCTGCGGATTCACGCAAATAAAGAGAGGGCCATTATCATCGATCACGCAGGCAACCTCCACAAACACGGCGCGGCAGAAGATGAGCGGGAATGGTCGTTGAAGACTCGGAAAAAGAAAAAAGGCAAACCCGTGGCCATGATGAAAGAGTGCCCGCAATGCTATTGTAGCGTGCCACTTGCGGCTATTTTCTGTCCAGAATGTGAACATGAGTTTAAAGCGAAAGAACGGGAATCTAACGAGGTCGAAGGAGATTTAGTTGAATTTCGCGCGGGAACAGATAGTCTTGCGGCGCTGATGGCAGGGGCGTCTACGTTTACTGATTTTCAGCGAATTGCAAAAATGAAGGGATACAAGCCGGGATGGGCTTGGCACCAATGGAGGAAACCAAAATTCAGTTACAATTTATGACGACACAAGAGAACTATGTGGCCATGGCTCAAGAGCTTGCGGCCACTAAACTACACTTGAAGATGGCAATGCGTTTGCTTTCGCAAGCGCAACCACAACTGAAAGGCGAGGCCGCCGAACGGTGGCTGATGCAGCTTGAGGGACTATTTGAGGAGGTATCGAAATGAACAGTAGAAAAATTAACGCGGCAATTGCTGAATTATGTGGGTGGACTGAAATTGACAAATTAACAAACAGGGGCAAGCCCCCCGGAAGATTGGTGCAAAACATTCCTTTTTATTGTCAAGACCTCAACGCAATGCATGAGGCTGAGAAGATTATTTTAGACATGAATGACGGTTACGGGTGGGAATTATCACGCACTGACTGCTTTACGATTTGGCACGCAACAGCGCGCGAACGAGCAGAAGCATTTTTACGCTTATTTGACAAATGGGAGGTATCGAAATGAACAACGTTCAAACGCTAGAAGAAGCCCTCGATATTATCGCTGACACCATTGGAAGCGATCAGTTCACCGACTACGTGCGAACGGGTCTGGCCGCAGGCCATGAGCTGAACTACAGACTGATCATCAAGGAATCCAACCAAGGCATCGTGGTCTGTTTGCAGGCCGAGAAAAAGGTTCCCGCTCGAAACATTAAAACACTGATCCGACTCCAATGATCTCGATAGGATTTCCCGGTGACGAAGATGATCGCATTGACGAGGTGCCCTGCTGCGATGAATGCGGGCATGAAATGGGCGAGGATTTGTTTGGCGAGTGGTATTGCGTGAAATGTGCCGAAAATGAAAAAATGGATGCTTAACTACAAAGCCACATGTGATTTCCGCCCATTTCGCTATTGGCTTATTGAAGCCGAGTCAGTCGATGAAGCGCGGCAAATTGTCGCCGGCGAGTTGAAGGTTCCGCTTGAGCAGGTTGACGCCAGTATTGCGTCACTGGTGGAGCCTACAAATCAGTTTATTTACTTGCCATTGAACACGGAATTGAACACGGAATTACCCACAAAAATAGCACGTTAACAGAGTAAAATTGAACATGAACACAGACGAATTGATCAAAAAGCTGAAAGATATTATGCCCTTGGGGCCGATTAGCAATCAGACGCTCAAAGACGCCGCCGACAGGCTGGAGGAGTTGCAGCGGCTCTTCTTTGATATGACAAGCCAGCGCGATCAGGCTCGTGCCCAGGTGGAGTTTATTAAAGAATCGCACGCAAAATGCCGTCAATATCTTGCAGAGGCATTAGACAAGCTCAAAAACCAAAGCACCGAAATGACCCGCCCAGAACCCTCGCGACTGGAAATTGCGGCGATGGTGTATTCGGTAGACGGAGTGACAGCAGACATTGCTCTTAAATGGGCAGACACACTCATCGCTGCAGCAAAGAAATCCAAATGACCGACGAACAAATCAACGCGGCAATTGCGGAGGCGTGTGGGTGGGTAGATTGCAGAGTGATACAAAAGGCTACATTGGGAGGATGTAAACCTGTGGCATATGGCAGGCCCAATGAATACGGATATGATGTTGTGTGTCCGTCATTTGCGACTGATCTCAACGCGATGCATGAGGCGGAGAAGATGCTAAAAGGCTATGAACAGATTGCCACTTATGTCTGGCACCTAGAAAACAGAAGCGGCGACTGGATTACAGACCAAAACTTAATGGCAACACACACAACCGCTCGCGAACGCGCAGAAGCATTCTTGCGAACGCTGGGAAAGTGGGAAGAGGAAAAATGACCGAAGCCACAATCCAAAACAAAATCCGCCTTGCACTGGGCTCCCGTCCTGATGTGCGGTTATTTCGCAACCACGTCGGAGTGGTCAAAGACGAGCGGGGCCGTGTGCATTCTTTTGGACTTCGCAAAGGATCCGCCGACCTTATCGGTTGGGTGCGTATTTCGCACATTGCAGTTTTTCTCAGCGTAGAAATCAAAACGGCTACCGGGCGCGTCCGCCCAGAGCAGCAACAGTGGATGAATAACGTAAACCAATCGGGCGGGATAGCTTTCATCGCCCGAAATGAAATTGAAGCAGAAAAAACACTAAATGAATACATCGCCGCAAGACATCGCCTCCTCTCTGTATCAAATCGAATGGGAGACGCCGCAACTGGGCTGGCTCGATTGTCCGGGGATGGCAGCACACACGGGGCGGAATAACCCCGCAGACTGCCGGATCACGCTGGACGACGGGCGACCGCCGACGATCCATTGTTTTCACGATTCTTGCAAATCCGAGATTGCAAGCGCGAATAAGGCGCTTCGATCCGCAATCGGCAAGGCGCAGAAGGCCGCCGCTCCCATCCGCCATTCGGTTGTGATGAAGCCGACGGTGGCAAAGAAGCCGCTGCAATCTCAAGATGTTCCACCACCCATTAACGGCGGAATGGAAAGGCACCTTGCAGCCTGTTTTGCGCCTGATGAGCATGTCGGCCTAGTCGGGGCGGATTTGGATGGAGGAATCAAGAGCGCGGGCAAAACCGTGTTGCCTGCTCAAGTTGCTGAGCAAAATGAACGCGGGACGTTCATCCGGGTCAACCCGATGGTTCCGAATGGCGCAGGGAATAGTGATGTCGCAGCATACAGACACGTGCTGATCGAATCCGACGAAACCTCGAAGCCGCTGCAATGGGCGGCGATAAACGCCAGCGGGCTTCCCGTGTCGGTTGTTATTGATTCCGGGGGGAAATCCCTGCACGCATGGGTACGAGTTGACGCGGAAAACGAATCCGAATATCGGGCACGCGGAAAAAAAGCCGCTGACGCCATGGATGCTTTCGAGGGAGTCAAGGTAGACCGCTCTTGCCTTAACCCGGCACGATTGGCGCGGCTCGCCGGATGTCAGCGGGGAGCATCGCGACAGGAACTCATCTCGCTCGGAATTGGCGCAGCGTGCTGGGAGGAGTGGGAGAAACCCGAACCCGTCGCCGATCCGAAAGACGACAAGCCATTTCTGATCCTTGGAAATCTAAACCGCACGTATTATTACCTAAGCCGTCGCACGGCGTCTCTAGTGGCCCTTACAAGCGCGCAGCATACGCGAAATGCGCTGCTTGAGCTGGCTCCGTTGTCGTGGTGGGAAATGGAGATGGATAAAAAGGGGGATGTTCTCATTCAAATCGCCGTCGACTGGCTCATTCAGACGGCGGGCGGAATGGAATTTAGCCCAGGACACATTCGCGGACGCGGCGCGTGGCTCGACGAGGGGCGCGTGGTGTTTCATGCGGGAAACGCGCTTTTTGTGGACGGCACGCCGGGGGATTTGCTGGCGGTGCGCTCAAAATACGTTTATGCGCGCGCTGAACGGCTTGGAGTGGCTCCCGCTGAACCGTTGTCGAACGCCGAAGCAAATAAGCTCAGGACGCTGATGGGCTGCTTTCAATTCGTAAACCCGCTCGACTCGCTCTTCATGGCGGGTTGGCTTGTTACGTCGGCAATCTGCGGCGCGCTAGACTGGCGTCCCCACGTCTGGCTGACTGGCGCGGCGGGATCGGGGAAAACTACGATTCTCACCGAGGTCGTGGAACCGCTCCTTAGTGACATCGCGTTGCATCTTCAGGGCAACACCACCGAGGCCGGCATCCGGCAGGCGCTCGGGTGCGACGCGCGGCCCGTGATATTTGATGAAGCCGAGGGTGAAGGCGAAAGCGGGCAGAAACGGATGGCCGAAGTGATTGCCTTGGCTCGCGCGGCATCTCGGGAATCGGGGGCGGTGATGCTGAAGGGTGGCGCGACCGGGCAAGCGATGTCGTACAGGATCCGCTCGTCATTTCTTTTTGCTTCAATCGCCGTTTCACTGGACAAACGCGCCGACCAAGGCCGAATTACGGTGCTGGAACTCATCCCCGAGCACCTCCGCACGGTCGACCATTTTTCAGAAGCGAAGAAATTGATGGCCGAAACCGTAGATCGCCCAGAGTGGTGTGAACAGTGGCGCGCTCGGTGCATCTCGCTTGCGGCGGTTGTCGCTGCGAACGCCATCACGTTCAAGCAAGCCGCGCGGCACAAGCTAGACGAGGCCCGCAACGCGGATCAGGTCGGGGCACTCTTAGCGGGTGCTTACGCGCTGACATCTACGGACCGAATCACGCCAGAGATAGCATCGTCATGGGTAGACGCGCAGGATTGGACGTTCGCCAGCGCAGACCGAGGCGAAACGGATGAACGCTCGCTTTTAAACCGACTTCTTGAATCGTGGCTTCAGGTCGACACGCTCGACGGACCGGGGCGCGCTCGCATTACGGTTGCGGAGGCGATCCGACAGTCACTTTCAGAAAACGACAGCCGCGCACGGTGGGCAGAGGAGGCTCTGGCTCGAATTGGTGTCAAGGTACGCGACGAACATGTGGACATCGCCATCAGTGGCATCGAACTAAAGCAGCGGTTTGGCGTCACTCGGTGGGTGGATCAGCTAAAGCGATTCCCCGGCGCCCAGCGGATGGACTCTCAAGTTCAGATTGGTGCGATGCGGAAACGCACTGTCCGCTTGCCAATGTCGCTTTTCTAGGTATGTTTTCCCGCCAACACCAAAACATCCGGGCGGACGTTGTGGTGCACGGTGCATACAGACCCGGCCCGTCGTGTGACGGTGTCCGGGTTTTTCCGTGTAATACTCAAAAACTCAACTCACCTCCGGTGGGAGATAGAGCCCTGTAGTAGTAGTAGTAGTAGTAGTAGTAGTAGTAGTAGTATATATATATTTATATGAGTATATGAGTATAATATATAGGATCCCTCTGTAAAACGGCCAAAATCGCGGTGAGTATTGACTGAGTATGAGTGAGCATTCTGAGTATCGGTTCCTTGTGGCTCCCGCGTGCGGGGGCTGGGTGGCGCTTCTCCACGCTGAATGCACAGAGGAAGCGGGGATTCTGAGCTGGCAACTGATGGCGAACTGCACCTGCGACCTGAAAAGCGCGCGCTACGTGGGGAAGCATCGTCTGGCTGACTGTGATCTTTTGGGCTGGACATTTACCACGCGCGGGTGTCATTCAAAGAGCGATGGATGACGCAATCGACGAGTTGAGAGATTTAGGGCTCTCTGTGACAATGGCAGAAGACGTTCTCGAATGGCATGAAGAGCGCCTATTGGAGGAACGTGAAGCATTAGGAGGGCAGGTCGTGGTGAGGCTGATGGGATTCATTCTTGGCAAGCCGGGGTCGTCTCGCGTGCGGGACACGCGGCTTCGTGCGCTAGGGATAGCGTTTGCGGCTGGGCTTAATGAGATCGCAGGCTCTGGCTCGCTTACGCAGGCTGCCGAAAAAGAGGGGTGCAGCCCCAAGGCGCTGTCTTTAGTCTCGGCGGAGGCTGGAGAGGCTCTGGCGCTCCCGCTAGGCCCCAATAGACGCAGGGGAGGCCCCCGGTAAGGAATCTTTTTGGCCCGAACGGCGGCCGCAGTGAAGGGCTCTCCTTTAAGAATTTTATGAGTAAATCAAAAAACCACACTTACCAAATTGAACAGGTAGACATTCAGAAACTGATTCCCTACGCGAACAACGCAAAACTACATTCTGAAAAACAGGTTTCTCAAATCGCTTCATCTATCCGGGAGTTCGGCTTTAACAACCCGGTGCTGATTGATTCAGAAAATGGAATCATCGCCGGGCATGGCCGGGTTCTTGCAGCCCGGAAACTTGACCTCGAACAAGTGCCGTGCATTCGCCTTGTTCACTTAACTGACAATCAACGCAAGGCATACATCCTTGCAGACAACCGACTTGCGGAAACGGGCGGAGGCTGGGATGAGGAAATATTGAAACTTGAAATCAAGGCAATCGAGTGGTCTGATTTAGAGGAGATTGGCATTGATGATTTTGAATTTTCAGAAATAGAGTTTGGAGAATCCGAAGAGAGTTCAGAAAAAACAAACAACCCTTATACAGCAAAAATTGAAACCCCGGTTTATCAAGTCACAGGAGAAACCCCGGACGTTTCGGATTTGATGAATCTCGAAAAATACAATGTTTTGCTTCAAGCGATTAGCAAATCTGCTGTTAGTAGCCAGCAAAAAGAATTTTTGAAATTTGCTGCTGCTAGGCATATTGTTTTCAATTATCAACAGATTGCCGAATTTTACGCACACGCTGACAAAGAGCTTCAGCAACTGATGGAGGACTCAGCTCTTGTTATTGTGGATTTTAACAAGGCTATTGAAAAAGGCTTCGTGAAACTGACAGACTCAATCGCAGAGCAGTTTGGCGTTGATTTCCCAACGGAAGAAGATGATGAATAATTTTTGCGTATTCATTTTGTCTCACGGCCGAGCAGACAATGTAGTCACATATCAAACATTGCGAAACCGAGGTTATACGGGACGCATTGTTGTGATTATTGACAATGAAGACAAACAGGCAGCGAAATACAAAAACAAATACGGAGACGAAGTTTATGTTTTTGATAAAGCTGCAATTGCAAAAACAGTAGATAACGGCGACAATTTCAATAATTTGCGAACAACCACTCATGTTCGTAATGCAATTTTTGAAACTGCAAAACAAATGGGGATAGAATCCTTTGTGATGCTGGATGACGACTATGTGGATTTTCGATACAAATTTTCAAGCGACCACAAATACGGGGATTTTTTGGTCAAAAAAAATCTCGACCGCATTTTTCAGTTTACTGTCAATTATTTGAAATCATGTGAAAAATTGAGTTGTATAGCATATTCGCAAGGAGGTGATTTTATGGGTGGCGCAAATGGAATTTATGCAAAAAAAATTCGCACAAAGAGAAAAATCATGAACAGTTTTTTCTGTCTGACTGACAGGCCGTTCAAATTCATTTCGAGACTAAACGAAGACGTCAATACGTATCTTTCCTTAGGAGCACGTGGTGTGTTGTTTTTGACAATCAATCAGTTTGCTTTGAATCAAAAACAAACCCAAACAAATAAAGGTGGAATGTCGGACGCATACCTTGAAGGAGGCACTTATATGAAATCATTTTACTCTGTGATGTATGCACCAAGCTGTACACGAGTTATGACAATTGGTGCCGTGCATCCTCGATTGCATCACAAAATCAATTGGAAATACGCAGCACCTTATGTGGTGTCTGAAAATGTGAAAAAGAAATGAGTCTTGTCGATAAAGCGACCAAGAAACAGGTCAAAAACATTCTCGCAAAGCTCAACGCTGGAAAGACAATCACGCGCCGGGAGCAGGCGCAGATTGAAGCCTACGAGCGCGGGCAGGCTGTGCCAAAAACGACTAGGGAATGGGCGGCGCATTACAAGGTGTCTCACGTCACAATCATCAACTGGGGGAAGGCAGACGCGCCACTGAATGGAACTGTCGAGGAAATGGACACATGGAGAGCGTCGAAAGAGAAACAGGAGCCAACAAAATATTCGGATGCGAAACTTCAGAAAACGCTCCTCGAATGTAAGAAAATCGGGCTGGTGGTTGCCCAGCTTGAGGGAGAACTGATTTCGCGGGCGGCAGTGCGCGAAGCGTGCACAACAATTTCGGCAACACTGGCGGCAGAATTTCAAAACCTTGTTAGTGATTGCGTTTCGATTCTGGATGGGCTGCAAGGCGCGCAGATTCGGGAGAAGCTGGAACCCCGCGTGAACCTACTAATTGAAAGGACCAATGAACGACTCGCCAACATTAAATCCGGCATTCGAGGGATGGATTGAGGGGTTTAAAGGAACCTTCAGTGGCGACCCGCTCGACTGGATGGCGGCGAATGTTCGGCTGCCTCATTCGGCGCGCAGTTCGGAATTTGACCCCGGCATGGCGCCGTGGTTGAACGACATCATCCGGGCGGTGACAAACGACAGGATCCGGCAAATCATCGTGCGGATGCCCACAGGCGCCGGAAAGACAACGTTTCTGGAACTCATCTGCCCATACATCGTCGCGAATCAGCCTGGGCCGATGCTTTTGGTGGAGCAAACTGATGACACCAGCAAAGATTGGGCAGAGTCTCGACTCATGCCAGTATTTGAAGCGTGCGAACCTGTGGCGCGCCTATTCCCCGAGGACCGGCACCAGAAACGCAAGAGCGCTATTCTTTTTCCACACATGGCACTCTTCATGTCCGGTGCCAATATGAGCGGGGCTCAAGGCAAGTCGATGCGGTATGTTTACTGCGATGAAGCTTGGCAATTCAAGGCGGGTATCTTGGGTGAGCTGCAAAAGCGGCTTCACGACCGGGTGAACCGGAAGTTTATTGTGTGCTCGCAGGGCTGGGATAGCTCACATGATACCGAGGAGCTCTGGCGAATGGGGACAACGCATGAGTGGGGTCATGAATGCATCGCGTGCGGCGCCTGGGGGAAATGGTCCTGGCTCAATGTCAAATACGCCGAACCAGAGGAAGGCAAGGAATGGAACTGGCAGGAACTCCGCGACTCTGTCCGGCATGAATGCGAATGTGGACACGTCACGCCGAACACAACCGCAGGCCGTCGGGCGATGGCGGCGCGCTCTAGCTATCGGGCGGAGGTTGGCGAGAACGCAGTTGAGGGCAACGTGAATTTCACCCTTCCAGCGTGGGCAGTCTGGTGGATTGATTGGGCAGACTTAGCCGTTGAGTGGGTGAAAGCAAATGAGGCGAAGCGGAAAGGGAACATTGAACCGCTGAAGCAATTTAAACAGAAACGCGGGGCGCAGGTCTGGACGCTCGAAGAAGACCGCCCCGTGGTGAACCTACTCGCGGCGGATTACTCGCGCGCGGATTACGCCGACGGGCAGAAGATCGATGGGGAAGTGATTCGGTTTCTTACGGTGGACGTGCAGCAGGATCATTATTGGGCGTGCGTCCGAGCATGGCGAGCGGATGGGACGTCGATGCTCGTCTGGTATGGGAAGATTCTGACCAAGGACGGCATTGTGGATTTGCAAAAGCGGATGGGTGTCAGAGAAAACATGGTTTTTGTCGACTCCGGTTACGAAACCCCGGCAGTTTACGAAATGTGTGCAGTGGGGGCAAAGTACAACGAGCAGGGCTGGCTCTGGAACTCGGGGTGGACGGCGCTGAAGGGCGCGAAGCAGGAACGGTTTTCCCACATCCCGCCGAATGGAAAGAAAGTGGAAAAGTTCTTCAGCCCCCCGGTAAAGGTGCTCGCGGGATCCGGCAAGCATTGTCGACTGATTCATTGGAGCAATTTGATCGCAAAAGATAAACTCTCGCACCTGCGCGCGGCGGGTCCGGATGTCTGGGCGTTTCCCTCGGATGTCGGAGAGCAGTACATGGCGCAGATCGTCAGCGAAGTGAAGCGCGACGTGATTGATCCGCAGACTAAAGCGATCACGCAACGGTACGTCGCCATAAACCGAAACAACCACGCATGGGATTGTGAGTGTATGCAAATTGTCGCAGCGGCCATCACGCACATCTTGAAAGGTGTTGCCAACGATGAATCGCCTGTGTAGGTTTGATTCGCGGTTTTAATGGAACATACCTTAACGCCTCTCGCTCGGGATTACCTGAGGGGAGGCGTTATTGCTTCACGGGCGGCCTAATAACATGACACCCGGCATTCGCCTTCTCGTCGAAGTCCTCCTCACCCGCGATATGGCGGAGCTTCGGACAATTCGCGAAGGCGCATTTACGCTGGCGACAAATAAAGGACAGGGCACGCTTCTTTCCTCAAGCGTCAACGGGTCGTCATTTTCCTTTTCCCTCCCCGGCGCTGCAACGTTGACCCCGCTTCAGTTGAGTGCGATTGCTCAACTCGCCATCGATCACAAACTCGCTGGCTTTTGTCGGCCTACGACTAAGACGACTGTCCGCTTCATCTAGCCATGCTCTCAAAACTCATCAACGGCGTCTCGAAGTTGCTCAAACCGAAAAGCGAGTACACACGCCCGCAAGATCAGAGGCTCATTGAGGCCGGATGGTGGGCGCAGAAACCCTATTGGGTGACGCACGCGCGCCCGATGATTAAGGAGGTTACACCTTCCGAGCATCGTGTTTTGACGAGCGCGGCAAACCGAATTTATTGGAATTATGGCCCCGTGCAGGCGGGCATTGACGCGAAAGGCACCTATGCAGTGGGCCGCGCGTTTCGTCCTGTATTTGCGGGCAAGGACAAAGAATGGGGCAAGCAAGCGGAGGAGTGGCTCGATAACTGGCAAAATGTGGCGTTCATCGACGGCGTCGACTGGACAACGGGGCTCTGGCGGATGTCGGTCGCCGTGGATCGCGACGGCGATCAGGGGTTGCTTTTGACTGAAACGAAAGCGGGCTACCCGCAGCTTCAGTCAATCCCTTGGCACGCTATCGGGCCGCGTAAGGCTTCCGAGTTTATCGAGGACGGCCCTTACAAAGGACTCCGGCAACACCTCGGAGTGGCGATCAATTCGCAGGGTCGTCCCGTCGGCTACCACATCGTGGGCGCGACCGAGGAGCAGGATCAATGGGTGTCAGCCACTAGTTTGATGTTGGTGCGGGATCACCCTAACGTGGACTTTTACCGTGGGCTATCGTCCCTCACAACCGGGATTATGGACCTCCGCGCCGCGTTTGAAATCGGGCGCAACATCAAGCAGGCCGCGCAGCTCGCCTCGACTCTCGGGCTGATCGTCCATAACGAAATGGGGATGGCGGATCCGCTCGACCAGGCTTTCGCTTACCCTGATGTCCCGCCTCCGGGTCAGTCTGGGCTTCGCGTTGAAGAGCGGATGGGCGGCACGATTCAGTATTTCCGCGCGGGCGCTCAGGAGAAACTTGAACAGCTTAAAAATGAAATCCCTACAGAAGCAACTGACCGTCTTGTTGAGCGTCTCATTCGTCAATCTCTCCTCGGTGCTGGACTTCCAGTGGAGTGGTTCTGGGAGAATAACAATGGGGGCGCAGATGTTCGTGCTACGGTAGAAAAGGTAAACCGTATCGTGAAAGATCGTCAGGACGTGCTCCGTATGAACGGAAGGCGCGCCATTGGCTACGTGGTATCGAAAGCCATCAAGCTCGGGCAGCTCCCGCCGTACAAGGGCAACGATCCGGGCGGGTTCCTAAAATGGAGCTTTACGACGCCTCCCATTCTCACAGTAGATTCGGGTCGCGTGTCAGCGGCTCAACTCGACGCCTACCGCGCTGGGATGGTGAACATGACGGAGATCGCAGCCGAGGGCGGGAAGACTCTGGATCAGCATTTGGATGAACGCGAGGCCGAGATGATCAACATCCGTGAACGGTGCGCGCGCTCGGGGCTTCCATTCTCTGACTTTGTGCTTCAAACACCCAACGGCAACGTGGCGCAACCAATTCCCGCAAAATGAAACACAAACGCTTTTCCCACATAATCGAGGCCGTTTACCACCGCCCGTGGTTTATCACGCCGGGCGGCTACCGTGCAGTGCGGCAGGTGGTCGATGCGCGTCTAGCTCGGGCCGAGATGCCTGACCTTAGCGAATACGAAGGATGTGAACGCGAGGAGATGACCATCGACGCGAACGGCATCGCGCACATTCACGTTGAAGGGACCATGGCACGCGGCATTTCTGCCCTTGAGGCTATTTGCGGAGGTTTTGACTACGAATGGCTAGAGGCCGACCTTCAAGAAGTGCAGCGCGCGGGTGTCAAAGGCGTCTGGATTGAGTTTGACACTCCGGGCGGTGCGGTTGAAGGAAACTGTGAATGTGCAGATATATTGCAGGAGATTGCTAAACGCACACCCATTGTGGCGTGGTCTGATGGCACCTGCGCGTCGGCTGGGTACAATCTTGCGGTGTCTTGCACAAAGCTTTATGGCTCGCAGTCCTCCACGTGGGGCAGCATTGGGACGATTATCCCGTGGTGCGATGAATCCGCCGCATGGCAAGAGCAAGGGATGAGCTGGGAGCCGATTACAAACGCTGAAGGCGTATTGAAGGGCGCGGGCATGGGTCCGTCACTCACGGCGGCGCAACGGGCTTCGCTTCAAGAATACGTTCAAGACGCTTTTGATCAATTCAAGGGCAACGTGCTACGCAATCGCAAAATCGCGGATGAAGCGATGCGTGGACAAGCGTTTTTTGCACCGCGCGCTCTCGCAAATAACCTCATCGACGGCATTTCCACAGAGCAGGCGGCCTATAATAAACTGCTTGCAATGGTGCGCTAAATAGGCTAGGCATTCAATCAGACCCTCGCTTGCTTTTTTTGCAGGCGGGGGTCTTTTGCTTCACGCGGGGGCCATAGGTATGGATACACCCGCAACCTTGGCCGACGCGCTCACGGCGCTGAATGCCGCTAATGTGCGCTCGACCGAACTCAATGCAGAGGTTGCGGCGCTGAATGAACTCCTCACGGAAGCAGGCCCCGCAGTTGCCGAGCGCAATCAGCTCCGCGCTGAACTCGACACGCTGAAAGCCAACAACGCCGACCTTTCCAAGCAACTGGCAGCGGTGGCCAGCGCAAGCAAAAGCGTGGACGACCAAGCCGCCGCCATTGTGGCAGCAGCGGGCCATGCTCCTCTGGATATTGCGCCCAACCCGGACGCAGTCGCCAAGCCCCAGTCTTTGAGTGAAAAACTCGAAAATGTCAGTGACCCGATGGAACGCAGCCGCATCCGTGCTGAATTTCTCTCAACCCTCAAATAACCAACCTTTTTTTAACTTATGTCCAACTCCTTAGGTACTTTAAACAGCGCCCTGATTCTTCAGACGGCGCTTTCACTGGTCTTCACCAAACGTCCTCTGCTCCAAGCAATTAGCAAGGATCTTGAACCCATGGGCGCAAAACAGGGGCAGACTGTTCTGACCCGTTTGAAGTCCATTCCCGCTGTCGTTAACGACACCGAGGAACTTCCCAGCTTCAACACAACCGACGTGCCCGTCACGTTGTCCTACTCGAAGCGCGTGGGTGCGACGTTCACATCCGCGCAGCTCAACAGTACGGCGCGTAATCTGATTGAGGAACTCGCTGAACCGATCGCCGTAGCGATGGCTACCAGCATCGTGGATTCAATCGGCGCGCTTTGGACCACGTCCAATTTCGCCAACGAAACCGTGGCTTCCGCTCCTTCGTACAACACGCTTGTCGAACTTCGTCAGCGGTTGATCGAGCGCGGTATTCACGGAGATCGTTATCTGAGCGTGAACGCTCCGACTTACGCGGCGCTTCTCGAAGATCCGTTGATCACCCGCCCTAACCGCTTTATGGCTGTCGGCACGGATATCATCCAGACCTCCGAAATCGCTGGCGTGGCTGGGTTCTCGAACATCTTCGAATATCCCGCGATCAACACCGCAAACCACATGACTGGTTTTGCTTGTACGCCCGAAGCGGTTGTCCTGGCTTCCCGCGCTCCGCAGGATCCGCGCGAAGCTTTCGGTGGCAACATTCCGTTTCCGGGCAACTTCGAAGTGCTCACGGATGTCGCCACTGGGTTCTCCGCCGCCGCTGTGGAATACATCAACCCACTGACGCTCGACGTCACGGTGTATTTGAAATGGATCTATGGCGTCGCCGTGGGCAACCCGCTCGCAGGTCAGCGTCTGGTCTATCAGGCCAACTAATTAAGCACGCACGCTCAAGCCTATTATGCGCATTCACTTAATCATCACCCGTAATGCGGTCGGCGCGATCAAAGTCGAGTACATTGGCGAAGATCGCGCCGCCGCTCTGGCGGTATACGAAACGTGCGGAACTGACGGCGACACGGTGGAGCTTTACTCGTACCCTGAATTGACTAGACGCCGGAATGTTTTGGACACGCTTCGCAAAAAGAAAAAATGAGCTTCTTTGCCCAGATGTCAGAGGCGTTTGACGCTACGACTGACGTCGTGGGCAGAGAGTTTATTTACAAGGGAACCACCTACACCGGGGTCGTTAATTTCCTCTCGACGAATGAGATTATCGACTTCGGTGGGTTTCAGAGTCATCTCAGCGCCACCGTTGCGGTCAACTGCGCGCACATGGCTCAACCCGCGAATGGTGAGAAAATCACCATCAACGGGGTTGAGCGTCGTATTGTGAACGTGACAAACAACAACGGGGTGAGCTGGCACATTAGTCTGGAGGATATCAGCAGATGATTGATGGCATCCTCGCCCAGGCTATCGCGACTTCCATTAAAGCGGCATTTCCCAACGTTTATGTGGGTATCCCGCAGGATGATGGGCGGATCACGATGCCAGCGATCACCCTGCAATTGCGTTCTGATTTTGTCGTCGGATCACCTTTGGAACGCGGCACGCTCACCGTGATGGTGTCATCTCAAGCTGACGACACAACGCCCGCCGATCACGCCCAATTTTGCTACAACGTCAGCGCGTTCATGCGGACGCTTTCCATCCAGTCTGATGTCGTAAAGCTCGACGGACTGGTAACAGCGAGCGCAGACGAACAGCACGCCGAACGGCATTGGCAAACTCCTCTGGTCTACACAATCGGTTTTTCACCCAAAGCTTAAATTCCCATGCCTACTTTCGGAGCATCAACTTTAGGAGGGACCGCCCCAAGCGGCTACCTTCAAGAATCCACAAAAGACGTGACCGTCGAACTCGCCACAATTCGCGATGCGACAGGCCCCGTAAAGGTCGCGTCCGTCAAGCCGCGTTCCATCACGACCATCGTCTGCAAAACCAAAGGTGATGCCGGATTTGTCGCAACCACCGGGCTCGGATCGTTCACGAGTGCCGTGACCTCCGCAAAGGTTTCGCAGACTAATGACGACTATTCAACCGCAGAAGCAACCCTCACCACCTACGCCTAACATGAGTGTTTTCGGCATTACTTTAACCGCAGCAAGCGGATTCACGGAGTCGGTCGACGTCGAAAAGAAGGCTGAAGTGAAACAGCTTTTGACAAGCGAAGGTCACCATGGCGATGCGGTCGCGTATGATCACGTTTACACGTTCAGCGCGCGCGGCAAGGGGGACAACCCCTACACGGCAGGCGCGGGCAATGCGGGTATCTCAGCGGTGGAAGGTGCCGCGTTCATTACGTCCTGCAAAACCACGACGAAAAACGACGATTGGCAGGGCTGGGAAATCAGCGGGACATCATACGTCCACGCGTCGTAGCGGCTTTTGATTCCTCTAATATATGGAACAAGGAAAATCTTATTCATGGCTGGTCGACGATAAAGACCCGGCCAAAAGCGCCAACACTGACCTGGTGATGGCATGGCATACCATGGGGGGCAAGCTCGCCCCGAAACCGTTTGAAAAGGTCGAGGAAGACGGAAAGCCGCGCATAACATGGGTCGTGGAAGTTTCCACACCTGTCGATATCAACGGTGATGTGTTGGACTTCGCGACCTTCCGCAAACGGTGGGACGACCTTGAATGGTGCAAGGCAAACGAATGGCACCCCATCGCTATCATGCGAGCGTTTCGGGATAACTGCCGCGACGGCAAACGGTGGGCCAGAGAGCAGGCAACAGGAATCTGCAAAACCAAAGGCAACGCCCGCATCGTGATTTATCCGAATTCCCCCGAGTGGCTCAAAAAGGAATTTGCCCGCTTTATATGAGCCCTTTCCTACTCGCTAACGAAAAAGTCGGCGGAATTGAAGTTCGCCCCTTCAGCCTGACGACTCAAAACGCCATCGACGCACTCTCCGATTGCAAATTCAACCGGGTTGAGCAGGCTGCTTCTCTTCTCTGGTGCCAGATGCGCGAGGTTGACGAAGTGAAAGCCGCGATCACGGCCGGCACTCTTGAGCAAAGCATCCGTGACCTCGCTGCACAGATGCCGCTTGCTTACCTTAAACCGATTGAAGCATGGGCCGAGCGGCAAAATGAGATGATCTTGTCGGGGCAGGTTGAAATCATTTCGAAAGATTTAAACTCAGACGAGCCGGGAAACTCGATGGGCCAGGGTGGTGCGAATCGTTCGTGATTACTCTGGCCCGAGAAACCGGATGGACTGAGGATTTTATCATGCGCGCTCCATTGGCAAAACTGATGCGGTATTATCACGCTGCACTGTGGGCAAACGGAGCGTGGACGCGGAAGATTGCTTCGAAAGCCAAGGTGGCGGACGTTGAAACGATGCTTCAGAACTTCAAACCCATAGAGGAGGACGACGATGGGATTTATTGAAGTTCAGACCAAAGGCCCTGCCGATTTCTACAAGTTCCTCGACATGATTTACGCCTCGGGTAAACGGTCAATGAAAGAACAGGCGTTCACGCATTTCAAAGGCGTTGTGCGAAATATGCAGGCGTTGACCTACCCTATGGGCGGAAAAGAAGCGGGAAGCGCGTCAATCAAACGAAACGACAAAGGCGAATCCACAGGGACGGTTGATTTTGCTGGCGGGAAAAAAGCGGGACAGATTGCAATTGCGGCGGGGGTGAACAATGCGTTTAGAACGCCAACGGAGGCAAAGCAGGTATTCAGCGGAGAAGCTTTGCGGCGATATTTCTCGAACCTTGCAAGCTACAAAGACGAATCACCTGAGCAGGCTTTCGCGTGGTATCTCAGTATTCGAGACAAACGGATGCGCGTGAGAAAAATCAAACGCCCAGTGACGGCGGCGAATAAAGCTTACGTCTACAAGCAGCTTTTAAAGCGGCAAGGTTACGTTTGTGCTGGCTGGAATGCAGCGGCGCAACGCTTTGGGCTTTCAACTCCAAAATGGATTTCAGAATGGAGCACAAGCCGAGGCAACTGCAATGTGAAGGACGGTGGGGATTTCTACTACATCACCGCGCGTTGTAGCACGCAGCATCCAAATGCCAAACTGCTTCAAACCCGCGCGGATGTTGCTATGCAGATGCAGCGCAACAATATGAAGCGCATTTTGACCGACCTCCTAAAAAAGCAGGCTAAAAAACCCAAAGGCTTTATCTCCTAATGAGCGACATCACTTTATCAATGGGCGTTGACGCCTCTGGGCTTGAGTCTGGGGTGAGCAAAGCTAAGTCGACATTGAAATCGCTTGAGGCTCAGGTGAATCAGCGCGGTATTTTTGAGCGGCTAAACAACGACGTCAAAAACATTGGCGGAACGTTCGCCTCACTCCGCGATCAGCTCGCAGGCGGGAACATTGTGGGGGCACTGGCGACTGTGTCCAAAGCCGGATCCAATATGGCAGGCGGAATGGGTATGCTTGCGCCTATTCTGGGAAGCGCAGGATTAGCCATGGCAGGCGTGGCAGTCGCAGCGGGCGGGATGTGGTCGGCAATGTCGAAGGCTAAGGAAATGCGCGACGTGGCGGATCAGTCTGGCCTTCTCGTCTCCGAGTTGGCACCGCTTGAAAAAGTTTTCGGCAGGGTCGGCTTGGAATCGGAGCAGATTCCCGTCGTGATGACGAAGCTCCGGGAATCTTTGTCGACGTTAAACGACCCGGCTTCAAAAGCTTCGCAGGCATTCGCTAAAATCGGACTTACGGCGGAATCGTTTAAGGGGAAAAGCTATTACGAAGGGCTGAAAATCATCGGATCCGCGCTTGCGAACGCAAAGGATAAAACCGACGCGCTAAACGCCTCCACAGAGGCGTTCGGTGCTAAAAAGGGCACAAAGGTAGGGCAGGCGCTGGCAGGCGCTGATTTTGGCAAAATGGAAGCGCAGACGCCCGAGTCTGTGAAGATTATTGAGGAGCAGGGTGAAGTTTTTCAAAGATTCCAGATAGCTATCGGGCGGCTGAAACCATCTATGGATAGTTTCTTTTTAGGCATGGCTTCCAAAGTTGTGCCAGAATTGGAAGCGGGAGCCGCTGGAGTTTCAAGCTCGGCTAATACTTTGGTGGAAGCGGGAAAATCTTTTGGAACAGTTTTAGCTGGAACAATCAATGCGCTCAAAACGGTTGCAAGCTCAATAAAAAGCCTGTTTGATTCCGCCCCTGATTGGATTAAATCACCCGCAGGAGCAGGTGCAAACGCAACGCAAGCCCAAGGCGCGGCATTCATGGGGCCTGCTTTAATAAACGCGCAGGCTGGAGTTAATAGCCAAGAAGCCAAGCCGTTGATAAATCTTCCTTCAATAGAAGAAGGCCCCGCAAAAAAAGGAGCTGGAATCGACACAGGTGAAGGCAAAAATCTAAAAATTGAACGCACAGAACCCATCACGACCAGCCTTGCAAAAATGGGCGGCGGCGCTTCTGGGATGAATGCGGATGCGTTAAGCGTGCAGCGTGAACAGCTCAGTGTGATGCAGCAGATGCTCAACGCGCTGAATAAATCGAAGGACACCCAAGGAAAAGCTTCCATGATTGATATTTACGGAAACTCAGACATCGCAGTCTCTGCATAGTTTTTATGGCCGCAATTCAAACCAAGATTGAAGAAGCAAAGGATATTCAGC